TCACCGGCCAAGGCGTGGTGTTCGCCGATCTGCTGAGCGAGGTGGCCGCATGAGCAGGCGTGACTGGTACGACCGTCGAATGGATAAGCGCGTTGCTCTGAAAATCGCAGAGGAGCAGGGCATCGTGGCCGACAGCTCGGAGCTCAGGGCTTCCCTGGTCGCGAAAATTCACTCTGGCGAAATGACCATTGAGCAGGTGCAGGCCGAACTGCGGAAGGTGAAGCGCGAGGCCAAGAAAAATGGCTTGCAGACGCGCGAGCAGATATGGAGGTCCGCATGACGATTGAGCGGAAGCAACCTCGCGCCAAGAAGTGCCGAGTCGCAGAGTGCGGGGCCCCATTCGTTCCGCAACGCCTTGGGCAGCGCGTATGCAGCCCGGCCTGCGCCATCCTCGACGCGCCGACCAACCAGGCAAACCAGGAGAAGGCTCGCAAGTCCCTGGCCCAGGTCGAGCGCCGGGAAATCAAGGTGCGCAAGGAGAAGATCAAGTCGCGCAGCCAGCACCTGAAGGACGCCCAGACCGCATTCAATGCCTGGATCCGAGAGAGGGATATCGGCCTGCCGTGTGTGAGCTGCAGAAGGCATCACAACGGCCAATGGCACGCTGGGCACTACCGGACCGTCGGCGGTAACCCAGAACTCAGGTTCGAACCGCTCAACGTCTGGCGCCAGTGCGCCCCGTGCAACAACCACAAGTCCGGCGACATCGTGAACTACCGCATTGAGTTGGTGAGGCGCATCGGCGCCGAGGCGGTCGAGTGGCTGGAAGGCCCTCATGAGACCAAGAAGTACACCATCGAACAGCTGAAGGCGATGACCGCCGAATACCGGGCCAAAACCCGCGAACTGAAGAAGGGGCACGCAGCATGAAAATAAACTCAGCGCGCCAGGCTTGGCATGACTGCAATTACGCCCCGGCCCCGGGCCAGACCTCCGATTTCGTCCAACTGGGCGTGGTGGTGCAGAACACGGAGCGCGGGCCAACGGCCAACCATGCCGTACATGGCGCCCTGGCCGGTCACATCCAGTCCGCAATCGCCAAGCTTCACCCGCAGATCCGCGTGTTCGGGGATCACATGTACGCCGCTGCCCAGTGTGACGACGTCCGGGAAGCAGCGGAGGAGGTGGTGTTTCTGCTGGTGCAAAGCCGGTCGCCACGGATGACAGCCGCCAAGCGAGAAAAGCTCGAGTACGTGGTGAAGGGCGTGCTGCGCCGGTACCGCCACATGCACCAGGGTGGCCAGTCAGCCAACGACGATCCGCTCGCCAACCCCGAAAAGTTCAGGGCCTGGATGTGGCAGGTCTACGAAGTACGCCTGGAATCATGCAACTGGGAGCGGGATTGGGGGGGTATGCTGCAGTTGATCTTCGAGTGCTGCGAGGATCTAGACCGGCGAGCATTGAACCCCATTGCGGCAGTAATTTACGAAATGCGCGAGGCCGCTTGAGGGCCTATTGCGTTCCCGTGCGGCTCATGGCATGATTTCTTCACTGTTAGAGTTTTGCCTATGGCAACTTCAGACTGATCAAAGAAAGCCCGGCCATTGCGCCGGGTTTTTTGTTTGGTTATTTCAAGCGGATCAAGCCAGCAGGAACGCCCGACTGCTTTGGGATATGCTCGACTTTTCCAGTCGCGACCAGGTCGTCGAGAACCTCTCGGACGGCCTGCATCGTGTCCGGTCGCTTCGCGTAGCGTGTTCGCAGAAAGTAGTCGAGCGAGTCGGGACTGACGGTGTTCAAGACTCCCGCAACTGCTCCCACCAGCATTTCGCCGCGCGGGCGCTGCTGAAGCTCATCGATCAATCGACCTACGTAGAATCCGGCTTGCCCACCCCCATAGGGCAGGTTGATCCATTCTGGGTCGGCGGGGCTTACGTGAATAGGGGTACTCAATGCGTCCAAGGCTTTCTCCAACTGTTCCATTTTCGAAGTGTGAGTGAAGTCAACCAGGCGGTCTCCGATTGTCTGAGAGACACCCAGGCGTCTACATAACTCAGCTTTCTTCATTCCGCGCCGCATCATCTCGTTCCAAATAGCGATTTTGGCGACTGTAACGGCAGGGAGGCGGACAACGTGCTCGCCCTCCTTGGCCGGACTCGCCTCAGGGATGGGCCGGCGCAAGTCCGCATAAAGTGAAAGTGTCGATTCAATGGCGTCCAATGCTTCACGGATAGCATGGTCGCGGTCATCTCCGTAGCTGTTCAGCTCGGGGAGATCACGGCAGAAAACTGCAACACCGGGAGCGCTACCGTCCTGTTCAAAGCGGATTGCATAGTCGTACATGGTCACTCCTTGGAGGTGATCGTTCAGCATTCAGATGTCGTGAAGGGGGCTCTTTAGAGCCCCAGTTGTTTAATGATCGCCTTGCGGGTCGGTTCCGGCATTTCCTTGGATCCGTGATCCGCGAACGTTGTCCTGTTGCCGTTTGGGGCGGTGACTTTGAAGTGGCTTCCTTTGCCTGCTTCGAAGGTCACCCCTTGGGCCTTCAACCACCGTCTGAACTCGCTGAACTTCATCACCTCGCCTCGTTGTTTGGATGAGTCTATTCTACAACACTTTTGTGTTATTACAACACTTTTGTGGTGTTTTGCGGGGTGCTTCGATGGATCGCTTTGCCGGGTTTTTTTTGCCCGCCAGAATGCAAAAAGCCCCGAGAGATTCGGGGCTTTTTGTTTCGGCGCGGAGAAAAGAGAGGGCGACTCCAGAGGGTGCGGTAACACCCAAAGGAGACGCCAGATCGCGGAACCAGCCTGCAAGCCAGCCAAGGCCCTCACTGCTCGCGCGAGCGGGGCGGAGCCTAGCAGAAACGACAAGGCTTTGCAGATGCTTAAAGATTGAAGATGTGGAAAGTGCAGCAGACTACTGGCCCGTGTGGGCTAGTACACCCAGCTCCAGATAAAATGCTCCCGGTGCGGGACGTTGAATCACGTGAAGGCCGCGAGCCTCGAGCGATCGCCTTTGAGCGACATGAATGCGGAATCCTCCGCGAAAACTCAATCGACTTAAGGTAATAAAATGGCTCGTACACGTATTCCCTTTGCTGGCAGCGGTACCTCAGTTCTGCCCGCATACCAAACAATGACCGCAGGTCAGCATCTTCTCTCGCCGAATGGCCGCTTTAAACTTTTGCTTCAGGCCGATGGAAACCTGGTTCTGCAGGACAATGGCGCGGTGGTGTGGGTAGCTGACAATACACAGCCCTACAGCTCGCACGTTCCCCTGCGCTACAAGGTGCCGCCACAGCTCTATGTTCAATACGGCGCGTTCCTGGACGACCCGATTCGTAAGCGTACCTGGCTGACCGACAACACCACTTTTACCAGTAACGACCAGTGGAACCGAACCCACATGGTCCTTCAGGACGATGGGAACATCGTGCTTCTTGACTCGCGAGCGATCTGGAACGGCACGCCGTCGATTCCGCTGGTACCTGGCGCGACGAACTCGTTAATCTTTTCTGGTCCATTCGAAATGGTACGAGGGGTTCGATATGCCACAGACAATTGCGCACTTGTGTTTGAGGCCGACGGCGGTGTCGTGAGCTACGGTCCGGATGGGGGCGTGCGGTGGTCCAGCCGCACTCAGAACAAAGGTGCTGCGAGGGCGGTATTCCAAGCCGACGGCAACTTTGTGATCTACGATGCCAGCAACAAAGTTCTCTGGAACTCGGGTACCGCTAAAAACCCTGACGCAGTTCTTCGTTTGCAGCCGAACGGCGGTCTGGCTGTGATCAAGGATTTGCCTGTTTGGGCGCGGTTCGGTTACACGCCTAAGTACCGTCCTGTTCGTTTGATCGACGGTGGCTCTTTGAAAACCCACGACATCTGGACCTGGCATTTCTAAAGCCGACTACTTCTGTATCGATGATGCTCCCCAGTGTTTGGCCGGCTACGCCGGCCTTTTTTATTCAATCATGCACAGTCGGAGTCGAAGGCATGGAGTTTTTACAGCGCCTGTTCGAGAAGCTCGACTGGGCATTTGCTGGGCTGCTTGGCGCTATAGCCGCCAGCTTCTGGCACCGCGATGATCTGGTAGACCGAAAGGCCTGGGCCATCTTTATTTTTTCGGGTGCCGTCTGCGCCCATTACCTGACGGGCCTGATCAGTTCCTATTTCGGAGTGGTCGAGCCGCGCAGTGTTGCCGGTGTCGGCTTCCTCTTGGGAACCTTCGGCGGATCGCTTATCGCCGCCATCACCCGGGCCATCAAAGCCGCTGACCTTTGGGCGTTCATCCGCCAGCGATTCGGGGGAGGCAATCCACCATGAATCTTGAACTGATCAACTCCATCGCGTGCGGCATGATCGCCTTGTGGGCGTTCTGGTGTGTGGTGAGCGGGAAGGTGAAGGACGGTATCCTTGGGAAGCTCATTTACTCAACGATCGCTATCAGCGCGTACGTAGTCACGACCCGGCATGACAGCTTCCTGTTCGGCCCGACCACTGCCGGCCTGACCTTGCACATCGCTCTGGCCCTAGCCGGCATCCGCCATCTGTTCATAGTCACCTACTGGCAGAGGGTCAAGGGCTGGCTATGTCGCTACCTGAACTGTGAGCACTGCATGGACTGTGAGAAGAAGCGGTAGGTCGCGACACGTTTGGTCTGTCTTAAAACCGTGTCGCGACATCTTCTGTTAGGCGGTGCTGTACTCGTAATACAACTTTTCCAGCGCCGCCTCGTACTCTTTATGAGGCA